CAGGCAGAGAGAAGAAAGCAACTATATGATGGTCTCACATATCTTGAGGACAATGAGCAGAGGTTTCATGCTATGTTCGCACTCTATAGAAAGATACAAGAGAGTAAACAGTTAGTCATCAGTGCTCTTGATAAACTAGAGAAGTTTAAAACATATGTACAGACAGAGAATGGATACAGAGTAACAGCACCCGAAGGTTATGTACTACACCATGGTGGTGACATGATTAAACTTGTAAATAGAGTTGAGTTCTCATTTATTAATTTCACACTGGATAAGTCATGGAAATAATTGATTATAAATGTGTGTACTTTACTTTTGGTAGGTTCCAACCTCCAACTACAGGTCATGCGGAAAACTTTAAGGCAGTAGCAACTAAAGCAGGACGCTGTGACTACTACATCTATCTTTCACAGACACAGAAGAAGGGAACTGATCCACTACCACCTGATAGGAAACTGTACTATGCTAATAAGATGTTCCCTAATCTCAAGGGTAAAATTAGATCAGGTCCTCGTACTCCCGTGGAGGTCTTGTCAGAACTACAATCACAGGGCTATGATGATGCTTACTTGGTGGTAGGTAGTGATCGTGTAAGTGCTATGCAGTGGGTCAAGAAGTATAATGGTAAGGACTATACCTTCAGAAAGATAGAAGTTATATCTAGTGGAGAGCGTGATGCTGACGGAGATACCTTCGCTATATCTGGTACTAAAATGCGGAGAGCAGCAGCAGCGGGTGACTTTGAATCCTTCAAGGCAGGTATACCAAAGGGTCTAGGACCTAAAGAGACGCGGAATTTAATGGATGAAATAGCAGAACTGTTATAAATAAAACTGTAATGAAATTAGAGTTTGATGAAATCTTTCAGCGATTTCAAAACGATACGTAAAGAGGTCAAGGATCAGAACGTCCGTGATCAATATTATCGTGAAGAAATATACAAAGTAGGTGAGTGGGTACTCACTGAAAAAGATAACGTAGGTAAGATCATTAGAAGAGGTCCTAACTATGTCATCTGTTTGACTGCTGAAGATACAAAGTTCCGTACATGGGTCAAAGATATTAAGGAAGTCTTTGAAATTGGTACGGATGCCTACAGGCAATACGTTATGTCCTTGACACCTGGTCAGAAGGTACAGAAACCAGAAGGATCAGTCAAAGTCAAGCAAGTAATACCAACAGACCCCAAAAAAGATAAGATGGACAACCATGAATCCCTAGTTCAAGCAGCAGTTAGAGCATTGAACGAGTACTCACCAGTACCACCAGTTAAGAAAGACCCCATAGGTAAAGAGGGTACTGCTAACAAGAATCCTAAAGGCACTGGAGGTGCTAAAGGTATAGGTGGCGGTGACGCACCTGGCATGAAGATGGCAGAACCAAAAGGTACAAAGGGTAAACCATCCATCAAGAAACCTAAGCATGCATGTGCTACTAAGGTTGAGCATCCAGAGTGGGGAGCAGGAAACTGTCTGAAGGAACAGCATACACTAGACGAGAACGGAACAGTAACACACTACGATGTTATGTTTGAGCATGGTCTAGAGCAGAACGTATCAGTCAACGAACTCAACGTAACACTGTCTGAGTATCACGAACACGCTATCAACCATGATAAGAACAAGGAAGTTCTTGATGAGGGTGGTCTTGATCCAGTAAACAAGAAGGCAGTGAAGAAGAAGTTTGCTAACCGCAAAGACAAAGACATTGACAACGATGGAGATGTAGATAGCAGTGACCAGTTCTTACATAAGAGACGTAAAGCGATCTCAAAGAAGATGGGCAAGAATGAGCACCATGAGAAAGATTTTGATGGAAAAGTTATTCCACATACTGATGAGGAGAAAGACGCAACTTTAGGTAAAGGTTCAGGTGCTGACGCATATGATGGTGCTCCTAGTTCAGTGGAAGAAGGTAAGAAGAAAGGTCTCTGGGATAACATCCATGCTAAGAGAAAGAGAGGAGAACCTAAAGCAAAGAAGGGTGACAAGGACTATCCTAAGACACTCAATGTAGAGGGTAGCTTGAAACAAGCACGTAAGAACGTTGGTGCTAGTTCATGTTGGAAAGGATACAAGGCAAAGGGAACTAAGATGAAGGGCGGTAAGTCAGTACCAAACTGTGTCAAAGAGTTTGCTGAGTGGCGTAAAGAGGTATCAGAAAAAAAGTAGTAGGTCCCGTTGAGATCATGCCTGAGATCGACGATGCCGATGGATCTCAGCCGCACCTCAAAGGGGACAAGAAGATGCCCAAGGTACCTAAAGAGAAGGTAAAGGAGGCATGTAATCATACTGGCAAGGGTGATGAATGTCCTGTACATGGCACGAAAGATTGTGCAACTGTAAAGGAGGAGGCACCAAAAGGAAAAAAGTATGCTAGGATGGTCAAGCATATAAAAAAGAACTATCCTAAAGACAAAGAAGGCATTGCTTATGCTACTGCATGGAAGCATAAGAACTCTACAAGCATGGAAGAAAAGACATGTGGTAAGGGAGAATATTTCTGTCGTGACGAACAGAAGTGTAAACCTATACCCAAGGGTCACCATGTCATGAAGGATGGTACTCTTATGAAGGGTGAAACCCACAAAGAAGGTGCTGCTTGGACTAGAAAAGCTGGCAAGAATAAGGAGGGAGGACTCAACGAGAAGGGACGTAAGTCTTATGAACGTGAGAATCCTGGCTCTGACTTGAAAGCACCATCAAAGAAGAAAGGAAACAAGCGAAGAGCAAGTTTCTGTGCTAGAATGAAAGGTATGAAGAAGAAGTTAACGTCTAAGAAGACTGCTAACGATCCTGATTCTAGAATCAATAAGTCCCTTAGAGCTTGGAACTGTTAATGACATACAAAGCATCAGACAAATTCACACCCTATGATTGGTGGTTCGATCAAGAAGTACCAAGAGCAAACTACGGAAGTTTACAGTGTTGGTTGTATGATGAGAGTAAGCAAGACAAATATATAAATGCGTATGACATGCTGATAGGCAGTTGCCTTTACAATATACAATGGGGATGTGGCAGTGAGGAAAATTTGGTACGAGGACAGATTAGAAAACCTTAGTTCCTACCGTAATTTAAGAGACAAACATAAGGAAATAATTCCAGAGATACTAGCATTCGTCAAGGACAATGAGTACTTGATGGATCAATGGATCATGGATAAGTGGGTGGATGATAAGAACCTAGGACGAGTACAACTATGGGATGGTGACTGGAGAGTCATACCCTTTCCTATCAATGAGGTAGGGTGTACAGCAATAGATGGTGACTACCAACTCAGTGAGATGGTATCGTTTGCTAAGCTCTTTAATATTACATTAGAAGAGATGAATGAGTTAGGTCCTAAGATCTACGACAGTTTCATACGTTGTTGTCCCAAGACAGCAGGGTATCTAGAAGAGGATATCCTTAAGAAATTGTTAAAGTCCGCAACAATCTCTCGTCTTTCACCAGGTACTAAGATAAATCCTCATAACGGTGACATTGATTCCCTACGGGTACACTTTCCAGTAGTAACAGATCCAGATGCTTGGTTATCAGTAAGAGGACGTAAACGTACTTGGGAGGTAGGAAATGTTTTCGGATTTTATGATAATGATAAGCATTGGGCTCAGCATAATGGCACTAGGGATCGTATCGTGGTCATATTTGATTACTCCATTGACCAATTAGAAGAACTCACAGACTTCGTGTTGGAAGACCCCTATATAGATTAGTAATTACTGTATTATTATGACTAAATTTTTATTACCATTCGCCATCAACATCATTGACAAGGCAGTTGATAAAATTCCAGAGGATCTAGAAGAAAAGATCAAGCTATTTCTTATCGGATTACTTGAAAAAGCAGCAGCAAAATCAGGTAACAAAGTAGATGACCAACTGGTTGCAGCACTGAAGAAAGCGTTGCTTGAATAAATAAAACATAGGTATTAACAAACACAAGGAGATAGTGTCTCATGTCACTTTATGGAAATGATGACAGCAATGCTAATAAAACCAAAGCTGGTATAGGTATTGGTGCCTCATCACAAGCAAAAACTGTTGTCTTTATTGACGATACAGAAGCACAACTCAAGTCCAATAAGGACAGAGGATTAAACGCACCTGGCTGGTGGTCGTATTTTACATACACCGACAGTCATGGTAAGACACGCCATAAGGCAGAGCA